CGAAATGGAGTGATGGACAGTTGGAATATGTTGGTGATTTTAAGGATGGAGTTGATTTTGTCTCACAATATAATGAAAATTATGAGATGAAGGGGTCTCTAGATTTGTTTAACAAAAATGGTGATTGTAAACGGGTGGTATTAATTAATAAAAGACCAGGGAAAAAAAAGATTGATATTTTGAAAAGGGAAAATATCCAAAAAACTTTTGAACATATGCTTCTTGTAGATACTAAAAAAATGAGTATCGGTTATACTGATTGGGATACTGTTTATTCTAGAACAGAATGTGATGGTGCAGGTGCGACATTTAAACTATGTAAAGGTGATTATAAAATGTTAGCAATTAATATAAAACCCGCAGTAAAACAAATTGGATCTTCAGAGATTTTAGACATTCTTCAGCAAATTCTTTGATATATTATGTTACTGAATTCTGAAGATGCAATATATGCCTCAAATAGGTTTATAAATTATTATTCTAAATTTAATCGTATTGATGATTATCTTCGTTTTATAAAAGAAGAGAGGATTCTTTCAAGATCTGGAACTATATTTGGTGCAGAATACGATATGTTTGATTCATTTAATATGCATCCAAATGACATGAATATTAAAGTTCATATTGTAGATACTGATCCAAAAACAACTTCTAAGTATAACCAATGGTTATATTCCGAGACACTTAATTTAACTGCATCCAATGCAGTAGAAGAAGCAATTCCTGGAAGAACTCATAAATGGTTAGTTGAAGAAACTAATACCAAAAAAATTCTTGGTGTGGTTAGATTTGGATCTCCTACGATAAACTCAAAACCAAGAAATGATTATTTTGGTGAAGTTTTATCTCTGGGTCAAATTAATAATCAATTTGTGATGGGTTTCAATATTGTTCCGGTTCAACCTTTTGGTTATAATTATCTTGGAGGAAAACTTCTTGCTTTGCTTGCATGTTCTAAGGATCTTAAGGAACAATTCGATTTCAAATATAATACAGATATTAAATATTTTGAAACTACATCCTTATATGGAACAACAAAGGGTGTTTCAATGTATGATGGTTTGAAACCATTTCTTAGGCATATTGGAGATACTGAAAGTGACTTTCTTCCATTATTCCACGATGATGAGTTTAGAGATTTTTTCTGGTGGTTTAATGAAAGGAATAATGGTGAAAGACTCATTTCTGCAGATAAATCGTCCAAAAAACTAAAAATCCAGCATAAAATGATTTCTATTATTAGAAAATCTTTGCATGATAAAACTAAACTTGATGAATTTAATAAATGTATTGAACATGCCAAAAGTTTAACTGAAAAGAAAAGATATTATCTTTCTAAATTGAATCATACCTATCAAGAAGCAATTGAGTGGTGGAAAGTAAAGGCATCTAAGAGGTATGAGAAATTAAAAAATGAAAATCGCCTTAGAACTAAACTTGAGATTTGGGAAAAGGGTTCAAATTTGGAGATTATAAGATGAATTACGAACTTAAAGATTGGTTAAATTCAATCAATTTTACCAAAGAAAATTTAATGAATGAGGATGCAACTTCAAAAAAAGATTATGCTCCTTATATTATTAATCGTTGTCTTAGTGGTCATTTAGATTGCATACTTTTTGTAAATGAAATCAATATGAATTCTCATATTGATAGAGATATGCAATATTCCTTTTATCTAAATAGTTTGAGGAAAAAGAAGAGATTTTCTCCCTGGCTCCGTAAAGATAAAGTTCAAGATTTAGAATGCATTAAAAAATACTATGGGTATAGTAATGAAAAAGCATTACAGGCCCTAAAAATTCTTAATAAATCTCAAATTGACTTTATAAAAAAACGACTTGAAATTGGTGGAACAAAATGACTAACCAAACGATTGAACCTCAAGTAACCTGGTCTCCTGATATGATGGTGGAGGTTATTTTGAATGAACCCGATGACTTTTTAAAAGTCCGAGAGACTTTAACAAGAATTGGTGTTGCGTCTAGAAAGGAAAAGAAACTGTATCAAAGTGCGCATATTCTCCATAAACAAGGAAAATATTATATCACTCATTTTAAGGAATTGTTTGCCCTTGATGGTAAACATGCAAATCTTACTGTAAACGATATTCAGCGAAGAAACCGAATTGTTCGTCTTCTTGCTGATTGGGGACTTGTTACTGTAGTGAATCCAGATAAAATTTCTGATATTGCACCATTAAATCAAATTAAAGTCCTTCCATTTAAAGAAAAAAATGATTGGATTCTAGAACAAAAATATAATATTGGTGCAAAAAAAAGGCCCCAGGAAACCGAATAGAAATATTCGGTAAACAATATCGCACATTTTTTACAATCTTATATAAGTAGTAATGTCGGATGCTTCGGGTTCGGCATTACACATCTCGCTTTATAAGGAGTATACAAATGAGCACATTAAAATATCATACTGCAAATGTTCAAAAATTTCTTGATGATATTGACAAATATTCAATTGGATTAGATGAATGGTTTGATAGATTTAATTCATTGCATCAAACAGAAAGTAATTATCCCCCATATAATCTTGTTAAGGAAGACAGTGTAACTTTTAAACTTGAAGTTGCCCTTGCTGGATTCAAAAAAAAAGAAATCTTTGTATCTACAGAATCTGGTAAATTATTTGTGGAAGGACAGACTGAAAAAGCAGATGCTGAATATCTTCATCAAGGTCTTGCTAAACGGGCATTTACTCGTTCTTGGACACTTTCAGATGATGTTGAAGTTGTAAATGTTGAGTTTGAAGACGGACTTCTTGTGATTAAATTGAAACGCATTATTCCAGAACATCAACAAAGAAAAGTTTGGTTTTAACTGATTTATTAATTACCAAATTATCTAGAGGGGAAAAACTGGGAAATCCAGTTGACACCCCTCTATTTTATTGCTATAATAACTTAGAGTGAGGCACTAGCATGACAATTAAATTAATTTTATTAAAATCCGGAGAAGATATCATTTCTGATCTTTCGGAAATGATAGTAGATGATAAAGTCATTGGATATTTTTTTGATACCCCATGCACAGTAAATCTGATTACATCCGATTTGCAATCATCTAAATTCAAATTAAATATGAAACCTTGGATGCCTCTTTCTAAAACGACAAGGATTCCAGTGGTGTCGGATTGGGTAATTACAATTACCGAACCTATTGATCAAGTAAAAGAAATGTATGAAAATGAGGTATTGAATCATGGAAACTGCAACAATCAAGATCATAGTTCTGTTGAACAATCAGATACTGGTCTCTCAGATTGAAGAAATTGGATCCGATATTGGAGAACCAGATTGTAAATTGATTAAACCTTATGTAATCAAAGATAATCAATTAGTAGCAGATAAGAAAGTATATGAACCATGGAATTCTGAATATACTAGTGAAGATGTGTTTATGATTAGTTCTGATAAAATCATCACCATTACAGATCCTAGACCTACTATTCTTGAAAAATACACTTCGCTGATTAAATAATGCGCTGGTACACTAATGTGAAACTTATTGGTGATTATGTCTATGTTCGTGGATACGAAAATGGAAATCACTTTAAAGACCGAATTGAATATAGACCAACATTATATTTAAAATCAGATACTGAAACTGAATATAAAACTCTTGATAATGAGTATGTGAAACCTATTCAACCAGGTACTGTTACTGAAACTCGTGATTTTATTAAAAAATATAGAGATGTTGATGGATTTACCATATATGGTAATGATAATTCAATCTATCAATACATCTCAGATACTTATCCAGAAGATGAAATTCATTTTGATATTAAAAAAATTAATTTGATCACATTGGATATTGAGGTCGCATCTGAAAATGGATTCCCTGATGTTAAAAATTGCGATGAAGAAATTCTTCTAATTGCAATTCAAGATTATGCAACCAAGGAAATTCTTACCTGGGGTACAAGACCTTTTGATCAAAAATTAGACAATTATAAGTATATTCTTTGTAAAGATGAGCGACATCTTTTGGATATGTTTTTGGAATATTGGTCTAATCATACTCCAGAAGTTGTGACTGGATGGAATGTAGAATTTTATGATATTCCTTATATTGTTGGGCGAATTAATAGAGTTCTTGGAAGTAAATTTGCAAAGAAGTTAACTGCCTGGAATTTTATCAAAGAAAGACAGACTGAAATTCGTGGTCAACTTCAGACTACTTATGAATTATCCGGAATTTCTATTCTTGATTATCTAAATCTTTATAAGAAATATTCTTTCAAAAATCCAGAGAATTATAGACTGGATACTGTTGCTTATAATGAACTTGGGGATCGTAAATTAGATCATGCCAAGTATGATACCTTTAAAGAGTTCTATACTAAAGATTGGGATACTTTTGTTTTGTATAATAAATTGGATGTGGAACTTGTAGATAGAATTGAGGATAAGATTAAATTAATTGAACTTGCACTTACTATGGCATATGATGCCAAAGTAAATTATGAAGATGTGTTTTTTCAAGTTCGTTTATGGGATACTATTATTTACAACTATCTTCGTAAAAGAAATATTGTTGTACCAGAAAAAGAGCGTAATATTGAAAAAATTGAAAAGTATCAAGGTGCCTATGTAAAAGAACCGATTCCTGGTGTTTATGAATATGTTGTTAATTTTGACCTTAATTCCCTGTACCCACATTTAATTATGCAATATTCAATATCACCAGAAACACTTGTTGAGAAACACGAACTCAATAATCGTATTGCAGAATTGGAGAAAATGTTGTAAAATATCCTCATCTTATAAATAATAATGTGTGGATACAATAAAACAAATGCAACCAAAATTCAACATAACTAAAGAACAATTACATCAACTTTATATTCTTGATAATAAAAGTCGTAAAGAGTGTGCTGATTTTTTTGGATGCTCTGACCCTCTGATTAAACAAAAAATACGAAAGTATGGTCTTCAAAAACCAAAACATTTGGAAAATAAAAATAAAGAGAGAAAGGAGACTCTTTATTGTGAAAATTGCAGTTCTCCATTTATAGTAAGCAGATTTAGGGCAATAAGTGAAAAATGGAAACTTCGTTTTTGTTCTCATTCTTGTTCTACTAAATTTAGATATTTGGGTGAAGATCATAAAAGAGCAGTTTTGAATTCTATTGCCGCTCGTAGGAGATGTAGAATAAAAGATGCCTTTGATGAAACCGCAAATCAACAAAAAATAAATGAGATTTATTGTGAAGCAAAACAATTAACCGAAGAAACT